GGGCTGAAAAATGGCAACCATTTTGGAGTGATTACTTTGCTAAGCAATCTAACAATTCCAGTACTGAATCGGTATGACTTGCTCCAGCGTATGCTGGACAGTATTGACCACCCAATTGAAAATTTGCTGATTATAGATAATGGTGGCGAACTTGATTCATTACGAATTCCGTCTAGTGTCAAGACACATAGGGTGTTGCAGATGGTGTCAAATCTCGGTGTTGGAACTAGTTGGAATCTTGGAATCAAAAACTTTTATCAGTTACCTGTGTTTTATTTTGCCAGCGCAGATATGTGGTTCGCCCCAGGAGACTTAGAAAAGCTTTCCACTGCTTCACCAAATCACATAAATCTTCACAAATCATTCCCACATTGGCAAGCATTTGCTATTGGGCAAAAAATCGTTGAACAAATTGGACTGTTCGATGAGGCACTTCATCCAATTTATTTTGAAGACAACGATTATGAGCGTAGAGCCAAAGCAAAAAACTTGGGAATACTGCACCTAGATTTACAGGGTGGACATGACAACAGCTCTACAATTGCATCAGATAATCATTACCAACAGCGCAACAGCGCAACATTTCAAGACAATCAGGCCTACTATCAGCAAAAAATTGCCAACAATGATTTTTCAGCTGGTCAGTGGGATATCACAAGAACGAGGAGAAACTCTTGGGCAAAGTAGTAATCACAGGTGTGGCTGGATTTTTGGGCTCACATTTAGCAGATAAATACCTAGACAAAGGCTGGGAAGTTGTTGGCATAGACAACATGATTGGTGGCGACTGGGAGAACATTCCAATTGGTGTGCAGTTTTTTGACCACGACCTTACAGACAGAACAATTATTGATAGAGGTTATTGGGCTGACACTGATTTGATTATTCACGCAGCTGCCTTGGCTCATGAAGGTTTGTCAGTTTTTAGTCCTGCACTTATTGTTGAAAGCAATGTCATGGCAACTGTCAATGTTGCAACAGCAGCTGCAAAATACAATGTGAAGCGAGTTGTGTTTCTTAGTTCTATGGCTCGCTATGGTGATTTAGGAACACTGTTTGCAGAGGACATGACACCTCAGCCGAAAGACCCTTACGGAATTGCCAAACTGGCTTCAGAGAACTTGCTCAAAAACATCTGTGAAACACATGGGGTTGAATGGACAGTCATAGTTCCTCACAACATAATTGGAAGCAGGCAAAAATACGACGACCCCTACAGGAATGTGGCAAGCATTTTTGCTAACAGAATGTTGCAGGGCAAACAGCCCATTATTTACGGAGATGGAACACAAAAGCGGTCATTTACATTTGTTGCTGATGTTGTAGAACCTCTGTATTTAGCCAGTCTGTCACCAGACACAAATGGCGAAATCATAAATGTTGGACCTGATAAAGAATCAAGCACCATCCTAGACCTCGCTGGGATGGTCGCCAGAAGCCTCAGATTCGATTTACAGCCACTTTTTGTAGAGGGTAGACCAAATGAGGTCAAGATTGCACTTTGCTCGTCTGAGAAGGCAAAAAAGCTCTTAGGCTATGAAGCCAAAACTAGCCAAGAAGATGGAATTGCTGAATTAGTGGGCTGGATTGAATCAAATGGGGCAAAGCCTTTTGTCTATCATCTGCCGCTTGAAATTGTAAACGAAAAGACTCCACTTACCTGGGTCAAACGAATGATGTGATTGGGATAGACTAGGAACATGGCAATCACAAATGGCTACTGCACACTAAATGAACTAAAAGCAAGCCTAAGAATCACTGACAACGTGGATGACACATTGCTTGAGCTTGCCATTGAAAGTGCCAGTCGTGAAATTGACAGCAGTTGTGAACGAACTTTTTACAACATGGGAACTGCAACAAGAAACTTTGTGGCACAAGACGCCTACTACACAGAGATTGACGACCTTATTTCAATCACACATCTAAAGACTGACCCAGATGGTGACGGCAGTTACACAATCACCTGGTCAGCTAGTGATTATCAGCTCGAACCGCTAAATGGTTTTGTCAGTGGCATTGTTTCACCTTCAACAGGAATAAGAGCCAAAGACACCTACCTGTTTCCAGTAGAGGAAGGCGAAGCACTGGTTGAAGTTCGTGGTGTTTGGGGGTGGTCAGCCACACCAGTTGCAGTAAAACAAGCAACGATAATTATGGCTAGCAGACTTTACAAACGAAATGACAGCCCTCTTGGTGTTGCTGGTTTTGGTGACATTGGCGTTGTTCGTGTAGCAAAACTAGACCCAGATGTTGAAGCTCTAATCATGCCATTCAAAAAGCCCAGGTTTGCATGAGCACTATAGATGACATGCGAACTGGTTTGGCAACAAACCTAGCAAGAATTTCAGGTTTGCGAACTGCAGGAGAATTGCCTGACAATCCCAGCCCACCAATTGCAGTAGTCAATCTGCGAAGCATCCAGTATGACCAAGCATTTGGCAAGGGGCTGGCAGTGTATAATTTCGTTGTCACAGTAATTGTTGGACGTGCAGCTGAGCGAATTGCACAGCGAAAGCTAAATGATTACTGCGACAACACTGGAAGTCAGAGTGTAAAAACAGCGATTGAGTTTGACAAAACTCTTGGCGGTTCTGCCTTTGACGTTCGCGTTGTTTCACTAGATAACATTGGGAACATTCAGTTGAATGAGGCAACTTATTTAGCTGCTGAATTCAATGTGAATGTTTACTCAAACTAAGGAGAATAAAGAATGGCAAAGTTTGTCGCCACAGACTACGCTATAACAATTGGCACTGCCAATTTCAGCCAGTCACTAGCTGCTGTGACCCTAGACATCACAACTGATGAACAGGAAACAACTGCATTTGGTGACACTTACCGCACCAGAATTGCTGGTTTGCGTGACGCCTCTCTGACTCTCGACTTCCACCAGGACTTCGGCGCAGGCTCAGTAGATGCAACACTGTTCCCACTGCTTGGCTCAGCTGTAGCTTTTACAATCAAGCCAACTTCTGGAACTGTCACTGCAACAAACCCTAGCTATTCAGGAACAGCGCTAGTTACTCAGTACCAGCCATTTGCCAACAGTGTTGGTGACTTGGCTACTCTGTCTGTAACATGGCCTGTATCTGGTGCTGTAGCAAGAGCGACTGCGTAGGAATAAAAAAATGCAAATCAACCTACAGCTCGAATACACTGACGGCACTAAGAAAACTGTTACTGCTAGACCAAGTGACTTTGTTGCATTTGAAACTAAGTTCAATCTCAGCATTGCAAAGCTAGAGCAAGAGGTGAAATTCACACACCTCTTGTTCTTAGCTTGGCATGTTGAAAAGCGAACCAAAGCAACTGAGTTGGAATTTGACAACTGGGTAGATTCAGTTGAAGTAATTCAGGCAGAAGAACAAAAAAAATCAAAGGGCTAGGTGCTAATTCAGCACATTGGTTGCTGGCAGTCCTAGCTTATGAATACAAAATCAGTCCACGTGAACTGATGGAACTAGAGCCACGCATGCTGTGGACAATGGGTCGTGTACTAGAGCACATAAATAACCAACACCGCAAACGCTAGAATTGTTTGGGTTAGGAGAATCCAGTGCTTACAATTGAGGAAATTGACCCAAAAGCTTTTCGCAAAGCGCTGGCTGCTCTCAATGAAATTGAACCTGAAAGCAGAAAAAAACTAGAGCAAGAACTAAAAAGTTCTCTAAATTCTTATGCTTCTAGGTTGGCTGACAGAATGCCTGAAATTTCACCGCTCAGAGGCATGAACCACAGCTTTGATACTGGTTACAACAAGCCAAAAGGTAAAGTTTCATTCACCCCTGGTTCAAGCAGAAAAACAGCTGGTCGTGTTTTGGCAATACAGCTGGATGCTGGCAGACAGCGTGGTTTTTACATTATGGAATTAGCTGGCACTAGGTCAAAAGGACAAACCAGAGCTGGTCGCACAATGATTCAACGATTGAACCAGGACAAACCGCTAACAGGAAAACGTGGTGGTCGTTATGCCTGGCGTGAATTCCTAAAAATGTTTGGTGATGTGCAACGCATTGCAGACCAAGCAATAAATGAAGCACTAGCCAGATTGGAGAAAACTCTCTAATGGCACTAAATCTAAATATTATTTCAAAATTCAACCCCAAAGGAATAAACGAAGCACAGTCTGCTTTTGGTTCAATTGGCGGTTCAATCAAAAAGTTTGCTGGTTTGGCAGCTACAGCATTCGCAACAATTGGCGCAGGTCAATTCCTAAAAGATTCAATCAAGCAGGCTTCAGACCTTGGCGAAAGCATAAACGCTGTAAACAAAGCATATGGAACTTATGCCAAAGATGTTTTGGCACTTGGTGATGATGTTGCTAGTCGCTTAGGTCTTGCAACAGTTGACTTCAATGCAGCTGCGGTTAGATTTTCTGCTTTTGCTGAAAGAGTTGTTGGTGAAGGTGGCAATGTTGCAGGCTTTGTAGATAGCCTAACCACCCGAGCAGCTGATTTTGCTTCTGTATTCAACATTGACGTTTCAGAAGCGTTGCAAGTATTTCAGTCAGGTTTGTCTGGTGAGGCAGAACCACTAAAGCGCTTTGGTATTAACCTGCTCGATTCTGAAGTAAAGGCTTATGCATATGCCAATGGAATTGCTAAGGCTGGTGCTGCACTAACTGAAACTGAAAAAGTGCAAGCACGTTATGGGTTGCTGTTGCAATCCACTGCAAAAACTGCTGGTGACTTTGCAGACACATCTGATGGATTGGCTAACTCACAGCGTATTTTGGCTGCGAATGTTCAGAACTTGCAGGCGCAGGTTGGTGAAGGCTTAGCACCAGTTATGGCAACACTGACTAGCGCACTAGTTCCATTGGTTGAATTTGTTTTCCCACTTATAGCAGATTTTCTAAATAAATACATTGTGCCAGGAGCTGACAGGGCAGCTACGGCCTTCAAAGCTTTTACTGCTGGTGTGAAGGAAAATGGTTTTGACCTAGCAAACATTTTTGAAACTCTGAACACTGGTATCACCAGATTTTTGTCTGAGGGTGGGTTGCAGAAGGTTTTTGAGCGCATTGCACAAATGCGAACAGACTTTTTAGATTCAATAATGACAGCCTTACCAGGAATCATAGATGCATTTATTCAGTTCATTCCTGAAATAATAAGATTCTTTGCTAATGACTTATTGCCAATGTTGGTCAGGGAACTGTCAGGAATCATTACTCAATTGGCTAAGGTAATTGCTACTGCTTTGCCAAAATTGGTAGAAGCCTTGCTATCACTTATGCCTGAAATTCTAAAAGCGGCTACGACTTTATTTCAGACCCTAGTTGAAGCAGTCATTGTCATTGTTCCTTCACTGATAAAAACAATTGGTGATTTGTTGCCAGACATTGTTAGGGCAATTTTGAAAATGTTGCCTGAAATAATCAAGGCAGCTGTTGAACTCTTTACAGCGTTGGTCAAGGCAATCCCACAAATAATTCCGCCACTGATTACTGCAATTTTAGACCTGTTGCCAGTCATTATTGACACAGTAATTGACATGTTGCCAGAACTTATTTCAGCAGCTTTTGATTTGTTTACTGGCTTGATTACTGGATTACTAAAAGCAACGCCAAGCCTTATTCAAGCAGTAATTGACTTGGTGCCTCAGATTACAGGTGCAATTCTTCAAAATATGCCCAAACTTTTAGCAGCTGGTTTTGAAATTGTAAAGGGACTGGCTGAAGGAATTATCAAAAACGCCCCAACAATTTTGGCTGAAGCTGCCAAAACAATGGGAACAGTGCTAGTCAACGGCGTAAAAAGCCTGCTGGGCATCAAATCACCATCCACAGTTTTCTATGATTTAGGTCTTGATGTTGGTGCTGGTTTTGTTGCTGGTATGCGAGCAAGTTTAGATGACATTTCAAAAGCTGCTGATGAACTAGCTTTAGCTGCAGCAAAAAAGGCACAAGAGGCTCTAAACAAAGCTGGCATAACAAATATCTACTCAAATTTTGGTGTGCCACAGCCTGCAACAACAAAGGCAGGAACACTTTTTGATGTTGGCAAAGCAACTGATGACTTAAATGCTATCTATGACTATATGAATGCTAAAACTGTTGAACAAATGCATGAAATTGAAAGATTTATTTTGGGCATGACATTCCAAGAAGCATTAGACATACTGTTTGAAGGGGTAGATGACGGAACAGGCGCACTGATTGAATCTATAAACAACATTGCAAAAACATTTACTGAATTATCTGCATCTGTTGCTCAAAAAGGTTTATTGCCATTTGAAGTTTTGGGCATTTCAGGTCAAGAATCTGGTGGTGGTGGGGTTGGCACTTTGTCAACTATGGCTTTGGCAGCTGGTGGTTTTGTTCAGCAACCTGTCAATGCAATTGTTGGTGAAGCAGGTCCTGAAGTTGTCATGCCACTGGACAGATTTGAAAACTTGCTAAATACAAGCAACAGACAGCCATCAGTGAACCAATACGAAATAACAATCAACGCTGGTATAGGCTCAGACCCAGTAACAATTGGCAGATACGTCACAGATGCAATCAAGCGTTATGAATCTGTATCTGGGAAAGTCTTTGCTAGTGCATGAGTGTAAAAGTTGAATTAGGCTTTACAGCTGACGGAGCAGGTGGTCCTTTCTTTACACTGGATGACCCTGTTTTGGGCAAACTAGATGACCCCAATGTTTTTTTGGGTGGCGGTGAGGTTTTTGCAGATGTTTCTGCTTACTTCAAATCATTCCAAATTCGCAGAGGAAAATCTAGGGAATTAGACCGCTATCAGTCTGGGCAAGCCTCAGTAACATTTGACAATCAAGCAAGAGTGTTTGACCCAACTTTTGAATCCAGTCCCTATTATGGGCAGATTGTTCCTAAACGCATGGTCAGAATAAGTGTGGACAATGTTATTCAATATGAAGGCACTGTGGATGATTGGAACTTGGAATATGAACCAGGCACAAACTCAGTTGCAACGTGCTACGCATTTGATTCATTTAGTTATTTTGTAAGCGCAGAACTTGGAACTGCTACTTACAGTGTTGAAACTACAGCAAACAGACTAAATAATTTGCTAGACAATTTGAACTGGTCAGCAACTAAACGTGACATTGCTTTTACTGGGGCAACATTAGCTGGAACTGTAATTACTGAGGTTACAGATGCATTGCCAGTCATGCAAACTGTCGCATTGTCTGAGCCTGGTGATTTATTTATTTCAAAAGATGGTGATGTGAAACTTGTTGGACGAAACACAGGCTTTAGTTCTAGTGGCGCTATTTTTAGTGATTCTGGCTCTGGCATTCCTTACAAAACAATCAAAGCAATTTACGGCTCAGAATTGCTTTACAACATTGTAAATACAACCAGTTCAGTTGGAACAGCAACTGCTACCAACACAAGCAGTGTCACTTCTTATGGTCAGCGTGCATTGAATCAGGAAACTTACTTAAGCACGACTGGACAACTAGAAGAATTAGCAGAATATTTGGTTAGCAGATATGGCAACCCTGAATACAGATTTGAAGGCATAACAGTTGACTTGCGTGCTATTTCATCTGGGCAAAGAGCTCAGGTTGTTGCGCTAGAACTAGGCGATGTGGTCAGGGTGGATTTTACACCTAGCAAAATTCCACCTGCGCTGACTAGATATGGCAAGGTTATTGGTCTAGGTCTAAGTGTCACTCCCCAATCTGAGGAAGTCTTCATTTCGCTACAATCCACACAGGGCTCGTTGTTTGTTCTTGATGACCCAATCTTTGGTAAGCTAGATGCAGGAAACATTTTAGGTTGGTAATAAATGCCGTATAAAGACTTCACAGTTGGTCAGACACTTACAAGTGCTGAAGTAGATGACTACTTGATGAGACAAACTGTCATGGTTTTTGACAGTGCCAGCGCTCGTTCATCTGCTTTGGGGACTGTTGTTGCAGAGGGCATGGTTTCTTACTTGAAGGACACAGACATTGTGCAGCAATACAATGGCACAGCCTGGGCACCAGTTGGGGTAGATTCTTTCACAACGACAGGCACAGCAGGTAATTTATTGCTTTCAAATGGCACTGCTGGTGTCACTTGGTTTGCTAATGGACAAGCAGGTCAAGCTATAATAAGCAACGGAACGGCAGGACCTGCTTATGAAAATAGAATTAGTCCGCTTTTACTTCTAGGAGTGTAATTGGCTACAACATACAAAATACTTGGGCAACAAAGTCCAGCGAATACTAATAACGCCGACCTATACACAGCGCCTGCCAGTACACAAACAATTGTTTCGTCTATTGTGATAACAAACACTAGTGGAACTGATACTACTTTTAGAATTTTTGCTCGAATTGCAGGGGCAACCGCTGGAACAGATAATGCTTTAGCCTATGACACAGCAATCTCTGCTAATAGCCAAGTATCTTTCACATTGGGAATTACACTGTCAGCTACTGACAAAATTACAATTCGTAGTGCTGCTAGCGGTTCACTTACCTTTACTGCATTTGGAAGCGAGCTAACCTAATGGGCATTTCAATCTTCCCAGCCCCCAGTGCCTCTACCAACAACGACTTTGTCGTTGACATGAATAACACAACTAACAATACGGCTGAGCTTGCAAGCAATTTTATAGCTGGAAGTTATGCAATTACTCTTGCTAGTGGCGATACAACCTTTGACGTTTATCTAATAAAGGCTGACGGCACTCTAGTTGGTTATAGCAAAACAAATAGCATTGTTGCTAGTGACGGCTTCAATACAGTAGTTATTTTAGGTGTTTCTGCAACTGAAATTGTAAATTTCACATTCACAGGACCATCTACAAATGCAACCGCAGCTGGGCAAGAGGTTACAGCAGGTGCCTACCTAAAATCTGTTTCGCCTAGCAATTTAGCAACTACAGACGCTACCGCTACTGTCTTGGGCGGTAATTTTTCAACAGCTGTTCAAATCAATTTTACAAGTGGCACAGTTTCAACCGCAGCTAAAAACATTGTTAGAACTAACTCAACAGCTTTAGTTATAACACGACCAGATTCGCTACCTGCTTCACTAAATCCCTGGAGTTTAGAGGCAATAAACCCTGGCGTAACGCCGCCGACAGGCTCAAATGCACACATTTTGGCTGGAACAATTACAGGCGGAAGTGGCGTTGTCTGGACAACTACTTCACCGCTTACTACTGGAACTGTGAATTCAGCTTACGCTGGAACCCTTGTCGCAACTGATGCTGACGGCGCTGTAACCTACAGTATTACAGCTGGAACTTTTCCTGGTTTGTCTCTTAATAGCACTACAGGTGTTCTTAGCGGAACACCAACAGCCGCTGGAACTGCAACAGTAAGAGCTTCAGACACAGGTGGCAATACAGCAGACCGCCAGTTTGTTTTGCCACTCGTTCTTGCAACTGGTGGTTCTATTACTACTGTCAATGGTTTTACAACGCACACCTTTACAACATCAGGTAATTTTGTAGCACTAGCTACTATTCCGAGTGCACAATACCTAGTTATCGCAGGTGGCGGTGGTGGCGGTAGCGGAGTTGGCGCAGGCGTTGGTGGCGGTGGCGGTGGCGGTGGCTACTTATCTTCTATAAGTGGTGAAACTGGTGCTGGTGGCTCTGCTGTTGCTTCTGCAATCAGCATAAGCGCAGGCACAGTTGCTATTACAGTTGGTGCTGCTGGAAATGGTGGCCTTGGTAATAATGGAAGCGGTGGTAATCAAGGCGGTAGTTCTACTATTGCTGGTTTCGCAACTGCTATAGGTGGTGGTGCTGGTGGTGCGCCAGGCGGTGGTGCTGGTGGTAACGGCGGTTCAGGCGGTGGCGGTGGAAGTTACAACACCAACAGCGGAACTCCAGCTGGTGCTGGTGGAACTGGAACGGCTGGGCAAGGATTCAATGGTGGAACTGGTGGCGGTGCTTCTAATACTCCGAACAGCGGTGCTGGTGGTGGTGCTGGCGGTGCAGGTGCGGCTGCTGGAACTGCTACAGCAGGAATTTCAAGCTCTGCTACTGGCACAGCCGTAACCTATGCGCAGGGTGGTGGCGGTGCACAAAGAAACATTTCAGGAGGAAGCCAAGCCAATAATGCAGGTTCTGGTGGCGGTGGCGGTCTGAATATCGGAAACGGTGGTGCTGGAATAGCTGGACTTGTGATTGTGAGATACTAATGAAAACTTGGGCTAAATTAGATGAAAATAACATTGTTGTAGATGTTGTAAAAATTGCAGATGATATGGAAAACGCTGGTGACTGGCTAGCAAGTAATTTTGGTGACCACTGGCAACAGTCTTACGCTATTGAAGATGTTTTAGAGGGCACTGATGAGCCTAGATTTGGCGAGCCAGCGGGCATAGGTTTTTACTTTGACCCAGACGAAGAATTATTTATTCCACCTGCGCCACAGTCAGAATAGTATTTGATTATTATTCATTTGTAGTTTATTGTTTGAGAATGAAAATCAACTTTAGACCAGATATTGAATATGCGTTAGAACCTGTTCCAGCAGTAAGTAAATTGCCTAACTGGTATAAAAAAATGTTGCCTTATTTTGACGGCAGAAACAAGCAAAAAACATATCCAGATGGAACTAAAAACATAACAATCAAAAGATGTAACCCCTTTGGTGATGCACTGGGTGCTGGTTATTTTATTTTGCTTGACCAAGATATTGAAGTAGAAAAAAAAGACGAAACACATAGCTTTGTCTGGCTTACAGGCGGTGAAGACACTATTTCCATACATGGACAAAGCCAGATAGATTCTGAAATGATTCCAGTGGGTTTCAGTCCACAGCCCTACAAATTCAAAAACAGATGGGGGATACAAACCCCAAAAGGATTTTCTGTTCTTATTACTCACCCACTCAATAGAGCTGAGTTGCCATTTTATACACTTAGCGGAATTGTGGACACTGATAATTATTCACAGGTTGTTGAATTGCCATTTTTGTTACGTTCTGATTTCGAAGGAATTTTAGAGGCTGGAACACCTATCGCCCAAATAATTCCGCTGAAAAGGCAGTCGTGGCATAAACAAATATTTCAATTTGACAATACCTATTTTCAGTCTAAAAAAAAGGAATTTGAAAGGATTATCACACGCGCTTACAAGCGGTTTTATTGGGTAAAAAAAGAATATAAGTAATTATTTGCTAGTATTTATGCATGCCAGAAGAAACAACATCTGTCCGTATTACACAAAAGGACATTTACGAAAAACTGCTTGAACTGCAAGCTGTTCAAATTGAACTGGTGGCAGACATAAAGAATCTAAAAGACTTGCCTGCACGCATGAACGATGTTGAGCAACGACTAGCCAAATTTGAATGGATTGAAAAACTGGCTTTGACCGCCTTGGGTTCAGGAATTGCAGGTTTTTTGGCTGCTTTTTGGGGCTTGCTTACAAAATGATTTGGCCTTTACCTCAAGTCTTTATTTCAAGTCGTTATGGTGAAACTGAAAACAGGGTCACACCACACAGGGGCTTAGATTTTAGAGCCAAAGAAGGAACTCCAATAAAAGCGCCACAAAGCGGAACAATTGTTCTCAATACTTGGTCTGATTGTTTGGGTTGGTGTTTAGTTTTGCGAAGCTGGAATGGCAAACGACCTATGTTCTGGGGTTTTGCACATCTGCAAAAAAAATCTAGGCTAAAAGTGGGAACAAAAATTGCTGAGGGTCAGCGCTTTTGTTTGGTCGGCAACACTGGTACTTGTTCTCGCGGTTCTCATTTACACTTAACTTATGGGCCTACAGTGCAACACATTTTTTTTGGGGCTACACTAGACCCTGAGAAGGTTCTGAAGGGAGAACTATGAGATTCACACCACAGGTTCGCAAAGCAATTTATGCAGCTGCAGCTGCGCTAGTTCCAATGCTGGTTGCATTGGGTTTTATTACTGATGAGCAGTCACAGCACATACTGTCAGCAGTAGCCGCTAGCCTTGCTTTTTTTACTTCAATCATGGCTATCAAGAATGTTGCCCCAAATAACCCACAGGGCGAATTTGAAGATGTCACAATGGAATTTGAAGATGTCACAGAGGGAACAGAAAAGCCAGTCATCCCAGGAACGTAAAGTTCGCTGGGTGAATTACGTCTGCCCAGCAGGTCACAGACTGGCTCTTGGTCATTTGGTATCTGCCAAAGGAAAATTTCAGTCAGGTTCACCAGCCGCTTGTGGCTGTGGGCAGGTTTATCACCTAGCAGAGCTAAAAGACTAGTTCTGACAGCCTAGAAAGCCATTAGACAGGTTTTTAGGTCATGCCATGTGTCATTGGGCATTCTAATAGTTGAACCTGTCAAATCGCCACACAGGGCGTTAGCGCTCATTTGGCGAAGTTCCGCCCCAAATGCCATGTTTTTGCCCAGACTCAACTGCGTAGGTAAAGCAGTCCTTTTGTATTGGGCAGGTTTTACACAACCGCTTGGCATATGCTGTCACAACTGCTCTTAGTTTGGCTTCTGGGTAATCTTCAGGATAGAAAAAATCTGGGTGTTCTTCACATGGAACTGGGCTGGCAGCTTGTATCTTTCTGATAAACAACCAATAGCCCTGTTCAAAATGTCCCTGGTTTGGCATAGGGTAATTCTATGAAGGAAAACATTCAAATAAGAACACACACACCCAAACAATTCAACGAGGCGACACTACTGCACACCGCAGAAACAGGTTCAGATGTTTGGTCAAATTGGAGAATGCAAGGTTTGGGGGGTAGTGAAATTGGCACAATTCTGGGGCTGAATGAATACAAATCCCCTTACGCACTGTGGGCAGAACGCACAGGAAAAGTAGATGTTGAACCAGTAAACAATTGGTCAGTCAGGTTTGGCAATGCTTTTGAAGCTCCAATTTTGCAGATGTGGGCTGAGGACAATCCACAGTGGCAGGTTTATAAAACAGGCACATATGTAGACAATCAGTTCCCATTTATGCAAGCCAGTCCAGATGCACTAGCCCAAAATAAGGAAACTGGTGAATGGATAATTTTGGAAGTCAAAACAGCTAGGTATTCATGGGATTATCTGCCACCTAGTTATCATGCCCAGGTAATGCACTACTTAGATGTGATGTCTATAAATCGTGGCATTGTGATAGCCATTGCAGGTTGGAACTGGTACGAACAGGAAATTGTCTATGATGAATGGCAAGCATTGGCACAGCGTGATTCTGCAAGTCATTTTTGGAATTTAGTTCAAACACAAACTGAGCCTGATTTTGATGGTGCAACGTCTACTTATGAAACTGTTAGAAAATTGCACCCAGACATTGACCTTGATTTGTCAGTTGAATTGCCAAATGGTGAACAGTTGGTTCTGATGCAAAAAGAACTTGACTGGGCGCAGAAACAATTGAACTATGAAAAAACAATGGCTTTGAAAATTATGGACAAGGCAAAGCGTGGCTTTGTTGTTCGTGATGGTAAAGAAGTGACTGTTGCCACCAGGCGCAGTCGAGAAAATGGCTTGCCATTTTTAGTGATAAATAGCAAATAAAAAAGGAAAAAAATGAACAGATTCAATTTGGAAGATTACGAAACAGTAGAGGAAAGGATAAGAAAATTCTATGAAGCAAACCCAGACGGAAGAATCATCACTGACAATAAAACAACTCTTGAAGACAGGTCTGTCTCTACTTGGGTTGTTTTTGCGAGCATTTTTCTCACCGCAGCTGACCAAGCGAATCATCTACCAAAAGCTACTGGATGGGCATTTGAAATTGATGGCGGTAATGGTGCAAACAAAACTGCTGCTTTGGAGAATGCAGAAACTTCAGCAATCGGTAGAGCACTTGCAAACGCTGGATTCTCAGGCAACAAACGAACCAGTCGTGAAGAGATAGAAAAGGTTGAACGTGGTATCACACCGCAACCAGTTCGTGACTGGGAAACAGAGGCAAGCAAACTGTCCACAATCGAAGAGTTACGTGAACTGTGGAACGAGGCAAAACGCAACAACGCCCCAGCTGCAACATTGTCAAAAATCAAAAAACAAGCTGATTTGTTAGGAGGATAATGACACTGACACCAACGGAAATCAGTGAGCAAATTGTCTCACTGGTTGCTGAAAATCAACGTGGGGTTACAGCCGTATTCGAAGCAGAATCAAAGCTGGCACACTGTGAATACGATTTGGATTTGAAAGAACAAACTGCATTCATAAAAGCTGACGGCAACATAGCTGAACGAAATGCAATTGCCAAATTGGAATCTGCAGAACTGCGATTACAAAGAGATTTGGCAAGAGCTGAATTGAACCGCATAAAGCTGAAACTAAAGGCTGTTGAATCTGCTCTAATGGCAAATGCAACGCAAGCAAAATTGCTAATGGTTGAAGCAAAACTGTGAAAAAATCACTGCTGAAACTACTGCTTGACAGGGACAAACACTGCTGGCACTGTGGAGATACAGAAACCCTAGTCCCCCATCACCGCAAGAATCGTGGAATGGGGGGCAGGGGCAACTCTTTGGACACACCAGCAAATCTAATTTTGGTTTGTGCCAAATACAACCTAGAGATGGAAGCCAATAGCAAGGTTATGGTCAGCGCTTTAGTGCGTGGTCATAAACTGCGACAAACAGATTCATTTTTTGAACCTGTTTTTGATAATGTAACAAACCAATGGTTCATTTTGGACAATGAAGGAAGAAAAAATGCCACTAATTCGAGGTCACCACAGTTTTGACCACAGTTTCACCCAAATACCAAATGCATGGGTAAGAGATTCACGACTGACTTTTCGTGCACGTGGCTTACTGTCAATGCTTTTGTCACATGCACAGGGTTGGTCATTGTCAATCAGTTCCCTGGCTAAAGACAATTTAGAGGGCAGTCATGCCATTCGTGAAGCAATCCACGAACTAGAAAAACTAGGTTATTTAGAACGCAAACAGCTCAACGAAAATGGAAGGTTTGGCGAGGCAATTTGGGAAACAAAAGACCCTGAGCCGTTGTCTGATTTTCCGTCGTCGGATTTTCCGAAGCATAAGAATACTATTAGTAAGAATACCAATAAGAATATTAAGAACACCAATCAGGATTTATTTGATGAGTTCTGGAAGGAATACCCACAAAAGAAGGACAAAGGCGCTGCATTTAGAGCATTCAAATCAGCACTGAACAGAGCCAAATTTGAAGACATCATTGCTGGCGTAATCCGCTACAAAAATGACCCAACCAGAGATTCCAAATTCACCAAATACCCTGCCACTTGGCTAAATGCTGACAGTTGGGAAAATGATTACCAGACCCCAGACGATTCTGCCCAGCGCAGGCGTGAGCTGGAAAAACAAAGGTCAAGAGAATTCTTAGATGAAATGGCACAAATTGCTGAACAGTCAGTGCCACTAACACCAGAGCTGAAAAGGAAACTAGGATTGTGAACATGCCTGGTGTGATTGTTGAAGTCATTTGTGAACGTTGTGGGTTCAAATGGCTTGTGAACAGCACCAGAAAACCGAATTCGTTGTGTTCTAGCTGTAGAGCAAAACGAGTGCAAACTGTCCAGAACAAAGAAGGCAAGTGCTACCCCTGGCATGGACATTTTGCAGCTGACATGGTGACACCCATTGCAGAAGATGGTGAGCCTGTCTTGCCAGGGGTCAGATTATGCGGTAACTTAGATTGTGTGAACCCATCACACGTGAAAGAAGGAAAAAATGGCATTCATTGAAGTACGTGATGCAGAAGTAACTCGCTTGATTCCAGGCTACGGCGCTGTTGTTGCTGAAGCTTACAAGGACAGAGATGGTGAAACTCGCAAAAATTACTACACAGTATGGACAAAAGAAAATCTAGCTGTTGGTGATTTGCTAAACATCAAGGGTGTTTTGTCAGTCAAACTAGACAGCTACGAAAAGAATGGGCAACAGCAATACAAGGCAGTTGCAAACATAAACAGCCCAGCCATTCAGAAAGTAGATGTGGAATTTTGATTGCAAATTTACTAGCACTTAGTTTTTCAGTGCTGTTCATCATTCTGGCAATGCAGGCAGAGCCAATCACTCAGGTGCTTGGCTTTACTGCAGGGGCAATGCTTGGGCTTGCTACACTTGCCAGATGGAACAAATCAGACTCAAAATAATTGGCGAACCTGCTCCACAGGGCAGCAAGAAAATTATTCATGGCAGACTGATTGAAGCCAGTGGTGCAAAACTAAAAAACTGGCGAAAAGCAATTGAAATTGCTTGCAGAAACTATCAAAACCAAAACATCATTTTGGGGCCTGTAGCGGTTGAGGTTCATTTTTATCTAACCAGACCAGCCTCAGTCAAATTTAGTAAACGCCCACTGCCAATTGTTCCCCCAGACTTGGATAAACTAGCCAGGGGTTTATTGGATGGCATTGGTCAATCTGGCGTTATTTGGGGTGATGATTCCCAGGTAGTCCAACTAATCGCCTACAAATCGTATGCTGACCAGAACCCCCCAGGTGCATTGGTCACAATCACCCAACTTTGAAAACCTGTTAGAACGCCAGCTAGCTGTTTATAACACTTTTATAACAACTGGCAGTACTTCCACATAGCACTGTGTCCTGTTTGTATGTTTGTACTAACCCAAAAGGGAAAGGACAAGGAAAATGACAAACAAAATCAAATACGAAATTGAAATCGAAGGCACATTCATTCAGTTCGAATCCACAAAAAACAACTTGACAGAGGTTGCAGTTGTTAGATGGGAACACGATGACACGTTGGAAATTGTTTCCAAGACCACAGTTCCAATCTGGAAAGAGGGGAATGATTCTTGGACAGACCGCATAAATCGGGATTACAGACATTCAAACAACAAAGTATATTTCAGGGTTCCACGAAAGGTTCTAGATGTTGAATCAAAAATTGACCAAATGTCGAGAAAATTTGTAGATGTTCGAATGGAACTAAACGCAGGTGATTTGGCACAGGCACAAAAAGAACTGCACGCACTTGAAATTATGTCAGTTGAAATTCGCAAAGAACTTGACTTGCGAATCAAGCAACTTAGAACCTTAGAGCAGGTTGCATAATGGATTTGCTTGGATTGGCTTTTGTTTTGCCATTTGTAATAGGTGCAGTAATGGCTCACTGTGGATTCAATTTCACAGACCCAAACATAAATTTAGAAAATGATTGGAAGGAATAAAAAATGATATCCCTGGCAGATGAAAAACTATTAGCAAAATGGCTTATTGACATCTACAATCTTGGTGATGCTGATGAATGTAGTTGGAAACACATAGGGCACGGCATGGCAGCACTTTTGGCTTTTGACAATTGGAAACAAACAGATGATTACTCAAAGCCAACAGACCGCCAAATGACCAGACCAGAGCTAGTCAAACTAGGTGCATTGTGGGATTGTGTCAAGAAAATTGTTGTCAGGAATGGCAAGCAAAACATGCTTGATTCACTGCATGAAATTGCTCAAAAATACCCACAGCTTATGTATTTGGACACCTTCTTAGATTATGACTGGCTGACTTACAAACATGGTTTGTTGGCTCAAAACTTAGTTGTCCGAGGTGACCAATAACATGGCAAAAAACAATCTAAAACCTCAGCTTGTCAAATACACATATGACGAACTGATGACAGATGCATTGAGAGAAAAACAGGATGGACTTATCAAACGGGGCAGAACTGATGTTTGGAATGATGTTTTGAATTATTTGGAAACAAGTGTTTTACCAATGTTTGATTCTGAATCAGACAAAAAGAATGTTGAAATTGTAATTTTTGAACTAAAAGAAAGAAGGAAAGCAATTGGAGATTAGACCAACTGTCCACAAAATTGGACAAACAATTCTGAAATGGTTGGACAAAGTTTATTTCAGGCTAAAAAGGCACATGTTTCCACCAGATGATGTGGCTGCATTTGCAGATGGCTACATTGCAGGATTCAATGCTGGTCGCGGACGAATTCTGCGTGAATTGCAAGACAAATCACTACACAATTTCAGCAGTCCAGAACTGCGAATTGGTTATGACTACGCCAGACATGTTGCAGAGAAAGTAGAACCAGCATGCCACTAATGAAAATAACAGTCTGGGAATTGCCTAACTGTGTGCAGTGTGACCAAACAAAAAAGCAACTTCAAAAACGTGGAATTGTTTTCACAACAAAACGCCTAGACAAGTCCAATAAAGCAATTGAAAAGTTTAGAGAACTAGGTTTGTTGCAAGCACCAATTGTGGAAACAGACACCAAACGCTGGTCAGGTTTCAGGTTGGAAAAAATCAAAAGCCTAGAACAGCACCTAAAAACTGAACGCATGCATGGGATAAATGTGCCACTTGAACCAATCAAACAAGTTGCAGATGAAATTGGTGAAGATGATTGAATACCTAATCATGTTTCAAGTAATAAACATTCTGATGACAGCAATAGCGATAACGATAATAAGGAAAAAAGGATGAATGAACAACTGATGGAAAGCATTTCACTGGCAATCAAACGAGCATTTGATTCTGGTAGAAAATTTGAACACCAACTGATTTACGAAGCTATAAACATGTGCAGTACAGGAAATGAACATGGCGATTATGTGTATTTGGATGACTTGAAAGAGCACATTGACGAACTCAATGAAAAAAGAAAGGCTGAAAAAGTTGAACAGTAATGAAATTGAGCAGGTAATGTCAATTGGATTCACAGCTGGTTTGAAGGCAGGTTTGAGAATAGGCAAACAGCGAGTTTTCGAAGCAATTGAAGACTTACATCTGCACACTGAAAATGGTGCTATCGTCTACGTGGCTGAACTTGAAGAATTGCTAGAGGAACGAGATGCCCAACGAACTGAAGCCCAGTTGCCCTAAATCGGTGCGTGTTGGTGTGCAAACATTTCAAATTGTTGAAACAGACCCTAAGGATGACACCTTGCTAACTGAAGGCAATTCTGGTTACTGCCAAGATGCTAGAAACATCATTGTCATAGATAAAACACTGCATGACAGTAAGAAAAAAGTCACTGTGTTTCACGAAATTATGCATGCAACCAGATTTACCTTTGAAAACACTAGACCAAATCACAAGACAGAATATGAGGACTGGGAACATCACTTCATTTCAGTATGGGAAAACTCAATGCTGATGGTGCTGAAGGACAATCCCAAACTAACCAAATGGCTATTAGACAATTCAGACTAAGCAAAAACGTAAAAGCAGACTTCATCACAGCTGCCAAATTATTGGAAGATGACAATCTAATCTGGTCAGCAGACTTGGATTCAATCAGACACTCACTAGCAAAATACCTGCGTGAAAAAGCTGAAAATGGCAATGAAAATAGCTGGCATTTGATAGATGTTGTGGATAGATTTATATCAGACTAAAAAGGAAGGTCAAATGCTAGAAGGATTGAAGCCACCAGTCAGGCAAAATTACATCTGCAAAGTGGCATTTTATTTGGGAACACTAAAACCAAGCGATAGTGAAATTTTGCAACAAGCAATTGACAACAAGGAATTGTGGCCTGCCAAAACACTAAGCAATGGATTGGCACAGCGAACAATCAAAATTGCAGACACGACAATAACAAAACACCGCAACCAATTGTGTGCATGTTTCCGAGATGACCCAACACTAGACTAATGCTAGAAAACCTACAACCAGCCCCAAAAATTACTGCACCCCAAAACTTTAGACCTGGGGTTGAATTTGATGGAACAGATGGCATTGCCACCACACCAGGAATGACTGGACAGCCTGATTTCAGTGCATTTTTGCTTGAAGCAGGCTTTGACCCAGCAGAGATTGAAATTGTTGGAACACCAAGAACTTCACGTTGGCAAAAATACGACGGAGAATGGCTAACAGCCTACAGATTCAATTTCAAAAAGAGAAGTGCAATCACTGACTTGCCTTTGTTATTGCAAGAGGCTAAGAAAAAAGCCAAAATTCAACCACTGCCAAAACCACAAGATAAAGCGCTAGTTGTTCTCTGGTCAGATTTACAGGTTGGCAAAGTGGACTACAGGGGAAACTCACAGACACTGATTGAACGAATTGGGCTAATGCAAGCCAGGCTGATGGACAAAATCAAGACTGAAAAGCCCAAGAAAGTAGTGTTTGCAGATTTGGGTGACACAATTGAGGGGTTCAATAACGCCAGCCCAATGCAACAGGCAATGACCAACGACCTGAGCATTATGGAACAAGTAGATTTGGCAACATCATTTGCTTGGCAAACATTGAAAATGATAGGTGAAAAGGTTCCACAAGTCATCTATGCATCTGTTGGCTCTAATCATTGCCAATGGCGAATGGGCAGGGAAGCAGTAGGCAAACCAACAGATGACTGGGCAGTGTTTATTGGCAGACAATTAGCCAGGCTTGCCACCGAATCAAGCATGGAACACATCAAGTTTTTAGAGCCACAGCCACAGGATGAATCACTAGCCATAGATGTTTTTGAAGATGGCTTCCACATTCTAGGCGTTGTGCATGGACACCAAGCCAAACGCCCTGATGAAATGGGTCGTTGGTGGCGAGGGCAAGCATTTGGTAAGCAAGCAGTTGCAGACGCCACTATCTTGGTTCATGGTCACTGGCATCATCTGAGGCTGACTGAAATGGGTTCAACACCAAGGGGAACAAGCAGATTCGTCATCATGGCTTCAACCCTTGACAATGGGTCTGGATGGTGGAAAAGGGTGACAGGCGAAGATTCAGTGCCTGGATTGGTTACTTTTGCACTAGAAAAACAAGTGGACTTCACTGGGACTGTGTGGAAACTATGATTCAGCCACATTTTGACTTTGATTTTTCCAGGGGAAAAGTTGGAGAAGATTTAGTGGAAACATTTTTAGCCGATTTGGTGGGCAAAAAAATTGAAGTCAAAACTGACCATCGTGTCAGTGAAACAGGCAATGTCTACCTTGAAACATGGCAATACCACAAGCCAGACGAATCAGACAAGAAACCAAGTGGAATAAACATCACACAGGCTGAGTACTTTTGTTTTGCAAGCCCTACGGGGGATGGGTTCGTCATGATAAAGACTGAGGCGCTGAAACAAATACTAAGAGAAATACCCCCACGCCATGGCAGACAACCCCTCGCCAATGCCAACAGCAATGCTTCGATAGGCAGACTAGTAAAAATGACTGACATCATGGCGAAGCTAAAACTATGGAAAAATGCCTAGACAATTTGCTACCCCATGTTTGGTCTGTGGAACACTAACCAAACAAGGCAACCGCTGTGAAGTTCACCAAGCTGAAATGAACCAAGCCATAAGAAAAAGACTTGATGGATTGCCCAAACGACCTGACAAACGAGACAAATACGGCGGTGATTACAGAGCCAGAGCAAAAGCAGTCAAACAGTATGCCCTGGACAATAATCTTCCCTGTCCGCTATGCGGTCAGCCATTGTCAGTTGGTGGAATCATCCACGCAGACCATATCTATCCTGCTATGGGGCAAGCTAGCCCATTGCAAGCAGTCCACGCCAAATGCAATTTGTCCAAAGGCAACCGCCCCCCTGGTACGTCTATACCATAGGGGGGTCTTTTCATTAGACGTTGTACTAGCGCAC